CAATAGCCTGAACGCAAGTAACCCTGCGTCCACTGATGGCCTAGGTCAGGCAGACGATCACCTACGCCTCATCAAGAGTACTATCAAGAGTACTTTTCCCAACGTAGACGCAGCGGTCAACGCGACCCCAGCTGAACTCAATGTCCTCGATGGCTTCACAGGATCCACTGCCGACTTGAACAAGCTGGATGGTCTTACAGCCACCCAGGCTGAACTTAACTACGTCGATGGTGTCACCAGTGCCCTACAGACCCAGCTAGATGCGAAGGCATCCACGACGTCCCCGACTATCAGCAACCCTACGCTCACAGGGACCACCACTGTCACTGCAATTTCCCTGGGAGCCTTCACGATTGAAGAGGGCACAGACGGGCGCTTGGACTTCAAGGTCACTAGCTCTGGTACCACTATCATGTCACTGACACCCTCAGGTCACCTACGTCTACTTGATGACGTCACTGGCTTCGATACGACCACATAAGAAGGAACCTAAGATATGGCCCTACAGACCAGTGGTGCAATTGCACTGTCAGATATCGAGGGCGAATTCACTGGTACAGCACCCACTAGTTTGTCTGAGTATTACCGAGCAGCTGGCCTAGTTCCAAGCTCAGTCACTCAGGTACCCGCCTCAGGTGCCATAGCCTTCAGTGATTTCTATGGTGCATCCAATGCTGTCAACTTTGACATCACCTCAGATCAACTTGAGCTAGACCTAGAGGCCTACCTGATTGCAGAAGGTTGGGACCAGGCAACCCCAGTCAATGTGACTGTGGACACTGGAGTCTGGATCTACTCGAACACCGTCTCTACAGCTGGCCTCACGATCCCCAGTTCACTCTCAGGTCTCCTTGTGTCTATCACGAACAACGGTAACATCATCGGTATGGGTGGTCCCCCTGGTTCAGACGGTGGTGACGCTATAGCGAACAGTGCGAATAACATCAGCATTACCAATGCCTCTGGTGCATTTATCGCTGGTGGTGGCGCGGGTAACAATGCGCCCTACGGTGGTGGTGGTGCGGGTCAGTCAGGCCCCCTTGGTGGTACATCCACAGTATACGGTGCTGTTACGGCATTAGGTGACTTCCCGTCTGTATCTTTGTGTACCGTCTACCGTGTTGGTAGTCCGTCATCCGTTCCAGCAAACACCTATGCGACCACACGTGGATACGCTGGTGGCGGTGGGGACGGGGGTAACCAAGGGTACATCCAGTACATCTGTAATGACCCCAACTCGCCTAACTACAATGTCGCTGACACGGTAACCTACTACAGAGCTGGTTCTGCTGGTGGGCGCGCGCTGACTGGTGGTCAGGCCCCCACAGGTAACTCATCGCTCGCTGGTGGTTTCTGGGGTCAGAACGCTGGTAGCCAAACAGGTGGTGCAGCCATCTCAGGTACAACCGTTACACTTACGAATAATGGCACAGTGTACGGAACTACAGCCACATAAGGACATAACAAGATATGCCTACGCTCCCTATACGAAACCTCGGTGCCGTAGGTGTAATTACTGATGTTGACCCCTTCAACTTACCGTTCAACGCCTACACCAGAGCAAAGAACGTCAGGTTCACAGAGGGCAACGTCGAGCGGTCCCCCGTGTTCCGTAACGCCAGTACCCTGTCATTTACCCCAGCGTTCACTATGGGTATCTCCCAGCCTGGATCCTATGACACGATCTTAATGGCTGACGAGAACTTTCACATACACGAGTATGCCAACGGGACTGTCACCCAGGTTTACACCAATGCATCCCCCAGTGTGGCTACGGTCCCCGTGACTGGTACAACACTTGCCAACATTGAGTATCTCAATCGTCCAGACTTCGTGCCCGTCTATCGTGGGCCGACCCAGTCTACATTTAGTGCACTGCCTAACTGGCCCTCGAACCACCGCTGTAAGATCCTGAGATCTTTTGGTGACTTCCTGATTGCACTGAACACAACCGAGGCTGGCACTGAGTACCCTAACCGTGTCCGTTTCTCAGACATTGTGCTTGCCAACCAGGTCCCTGGCACTTGGGACGAGACAGACACAACAAACAGCGCTGGGTTTAACGACCTGGTGCAGATGAAGACGCCCATCGTTGATGGTGTCACCCTAGGTACTAACTTCTTTATCTATTCCTCTGACCAGGTATGGCTCATGGAATTCGTAGGTGGCACCTTTATCTTCAACTTCCGTAAGGTCTTTGACGACGCTGGTGTCATCAACAAGAACTGCATTGTGTCAGTCGAGGGGCGCCACTACGTCTTCGATGGTAATGACATCTACATGCACGATGGTGTCACCCGTCAGTCTATCTGTGACAACCGCGTCCGTGATTACATCTTCAATGGCCTCGATAAGTCTAAATCTGAGCAGTGCTTTGTGCAACACAATGATGTCTTAGAGGAGATCTACTTCTGTTATCACACAGGTGATGACATGGCGATCTACACAGACAGTGACTCATGTAACCGAGCAGCTGTCTTTAACTATCGTGAAAACACCTGGTCATTCGTGGATCTACCTAACGTCATCTCTGGCACCTCAGGTAACCTGAACACCACACTGACCTACGCCACTGTTACGTCAACTTACGCTACAATTGGTGGAACCTATCATAACCAGGAAAGCCAATATACCCAGTACCCACTCATGGTATCCCGTGAGAGCACTGGAGACGGTATAGCGTCTAGCCGATTGCTTGCCCTGGATAACATTGACAAAGGTACCCTGTCCCTAGAGCACGCGAGTGATATATCTACAGAAATCATCCTGGAGCGCGTAGGGATTGACCTGGACGAGTCCCAGATCCCGTTGTCTGGTTATAAGATCATCAAGGCAATTTACCCTCAGGTGTCTAGTATCGACGCTGCCACTTCAGTGGACTTCCACTTCGGTGCGGCTGACTTACCTAACACAGTGCCTAACTACGGTGACCCGACAGCCTTCACTATCCAGACAGCTTACAAGCTCGATAGTCGGGCATCTGGTCGTTACCTAAGCTACAAGGTGACAGCAGACACTACCAATGACATGACCCTGTCAGGCATGGATGTTGACATCATTGTCACTGGGAGACGCTAGTTATGGCACTAGAAAGTAAAACTAACGTCCTGGTATCACGCTACACACGTCGGCAGCTACCTAACATGGATGCGTCTATACAGATGTATATACAGGAAGAGCTACAGCGTATTGAGGCGTCAATAAACCAAATTGCTGATGCTACAATCCAGGTTGCTGACAATGAACCTGAAACAAAGAGAAAGGGCATGGTGCGCTACGCCGTGTCCCCCTGGGATCCCCTGGGCAACAGCTACGAGGGACTAGTTGTCTACAACGGGACAGCCTGGGTCCAGGTGTAAAAACAACTAATAATAAAACACGATTGGAGAAGCCTATGTGGGGCCAAATCATTGGTGCTGTCGCTGGCGGCTTGCTTGCCAACAAGGGTGCGCGAGACGATAGTGCAGCTATCGACGAAGCTAACAAGAAAAACAACCAGTACTATGATGCAGCCTTTCCATATGTGACTGGCGGTATGTCAGGTCTAAAGTCGGCATATGACGACATGATCGCCAGAGGACCTTTCAACAAAGACTACTACGTCGGTCCAAGCGAGGAGCAAATTGCTGCCAACCGTGCCCTGTATGGCATGGGCGGTGACAACATGTCTCGTGGCGAGAACATCATGAACACTACTGGTGGCTTCGCTGGCAACGCTACAGATCTATACAATCAGTTCACTACAGCTGCCAATCGCCCTGACACCATGGCTGCGGCTACTCAGTATGCCACTGACAACATGAACCCAATTGTCGACGCTATGATGCGCGACAGCACGCGTCAGCTAAACGAGCAGACGCTACCAGGGATCAACATGGCGGCATCTGGGTCTGGCAACGTAAACTCTAGCCGCGCTGGCGTCGCCGATGCACTCGCACAGCGTGCCTATGATGACCGCCGCGCTGACGTCAGATCCGACGTATTCAACAACCTACGTGACGCAAGTCTGAACCAAAGCAACAATGAGTTCACACAGCAGATGAGCGCCTTGAACAACGCAAGCGGTGTAAACACTGGTATGGCTGACATGTTCCGTCTTGGTAACAATATGGCTGTCTCTGGTGGTAACATGTCGTTGGGTGCAGCTGACAACCTCAATACCTATGACCAGCGTATGCGTGATGCAGAACGCGAGAAGTACAACGTAGACAACACGTTTGGCTTTGGCGCAGCGTCTGATTACCTAAGCGCAGTTTCACCAATCGCAAGCATTCGAGGCAACTACGTTCCAAACATGGTCAACCCGACAGCCGCAACAATAGGCGGCATGAGTTCTGGCTGGGGTGCGGGTGGCAGCTTAGTAGATTCCATAATTGGTCCAATGCAAGGACCACCTATGCCATCCTCAGGCGGTGGTTTCTTTGGCGGCGGTGGGTTCAATCCACTTTCATTCTTTGTGTAGGAGCTAAGAACTATGGTTAATTTTAGTTTCCCCCAAGGAGCACTAAGCCAAGGGGGCCAGATCCCCGTGACTTATGGTCAGCAGCCTGTTCTGGCGCAGCGTCCATACACGCCCCCAGTCTCAGCTGCACAGCTGTCAAAGTACACGTCAAACGCAAGACAATCCCGTGGCATGAACTTTCCTATGATCCCTGACAATCGGATCAACATGGGCACTGAGGGCCTCATGCGTATCGGCGGGGCCATGATGGGTGGTGCACGTGATGGTGCTCTATCAGCTTACTCAGCTGGCATGGATACCTATGGTGGCATCCAGGACTACAACCGCCAGGCCGACATGGAACGTATGGCAATCGAGCAAGACCGTGTGCTTGAAGAGCAGCGTCGTCAGGATCTGATGCGTAAGATGAACTCGACAGGGGCTGGTAAAGAAGGCGACAAGCCAGATCAAGAAGCTATTACACAGGCTGACTACCAGATCGAAACAATGGAAACGATCCTACAAGGTCTGCAAGAGGGTGGTCTAACTGGCCTCATTGATGGCACGGCTGGGAAATGGCTGGACAGATTAGGTATTTCGGACTGGTGGACAGGTACAGACGACGGTTCGAAACGTGCATACCTGAGACAGCTGCTACAAGAGTTTAAGGTTGACCAGACGTTAACTAAGACAGCCCATACTAAGGGTGCAATCTCGAACCAAGAGATGGCCTTGTTTATGTCTCCGTTCCCAGACATCGCGCTGGATAACGAAGGTTCTTGGATTCCACAGATTCAGAAACGCCTGGAAATTGCTAAGAAGATCCGCGCAGCTGCGGGGGGCGCACCTTACACCCCGACGACAGCACCTACGACAACAACTGAACCAACAGTTGATGACGATGGGTACACCATCGAGGAAGTACCATCCACGACTAACAACTAGGATAAGACATATGGCTGAGTTCCTTATTACGGCTCCAGATGGCAAGAAATACAAAGTCACTGGAGCTACACGAGAAGGTGCTCTAGCTGCTCTTAAAAAGAAACTAGGTGCAATCCCTGCCGCACCAGTGACCCCTCAATACGATAGTTTTGGTGATCTGGTAAAACAACGCGGTCAACAGTTCGCACAGGGTGCCACAGAGGCATTTGCGTCTCTCCCAGAGGCCGCAGCAATTGCTGGTGCTGGTAACCCTAACGCGGGTGCAAACGTCGTCTCTGAGACTGTACAAAAGGCAAAAGAAGATCTTGCGGCACTAGAGAAAGACTATGCGGAACGCGTAGCGGCCTATAAGGAAGCTAACCGTCAAGTACCAGCGGAACTAAACCGCAGATACCAGGACGAGCAGTTCCGTCTTCGTGAGATGATTGCAGGGGCTGTCCCTGGTCGAGGTGTAGGTCCTAAAGGTTTACCCAGTAACGAGGCGTATCTTCGTGCTGTCACCAATGGCGGCGAAGTAAATCTAAAGCCTGACGCACAGGATCGCGACCTGTTTAAGGCTGGTGATGCACTGCGTAAGACATCTGAAGATGTATTTGGTGCACCACAGCCAAATGATCAGAGTTTCTGGGCACAGGTAGCCCAAGGCGGCGGTACAGTCGCTGGTATGATCGCGCAGGGCCCATTTGCTCTAGGGGCTGGTGCTGGGATGAACTCCAGCCAGCTTTATAAAGAAGCTAAACTCGCTGGTGCAACTGAAGAAGATGCAAAACGGGCCGCAGAGCTTGGTGCATGGGTTGGTACAACTGAGATCGTCCCGATCACACGTGCACTGAAGCTATTACCACCGCGTTTACGCAAAGAGGTTGGATCTAAGTTCTGGAAAAAGGTGTCTGACATTGCGCAGTCATCAGGTGAAGAGGCTGCACAAGAGTATGCACAGACCGTAGCCAACAACTTGATCGCCCAGAACATCTACGACCCAGAGCGTGGGTGGAACGAAGGCGCAGCTGAGTCAGCACTTGTTGGTGCAGTCATTGGTGGTGGTGTTGGTACAATTGGTGTCACAATAAACAACAGTTTGTACACCGACGAAGGTAGCCTGAAGAAGCCAGAAGACCTTGACAACACCCAACAGCAAGCAGCTGGAGACCTGGCGCGTACATTTAAAGCTATCACAGACGCAAACCCTGATTGGAGCCTAACAGACATTGATAAAACGTCGGCTACAGGTGCCCGTGCTGTCGTTGACACTGCCCACGTGCAGCTTACTGAGGCCCTAAAGCAGCGATTTGCTGACATGAAGTCCCGCGTGAAGCCAAACCAGGCAGATACGTTCGAAAGTGTGTCAGAAAAGATCCTTGCCCAGGCTGCGTATCGTGAAGGCCGCAACAAAACCAAGAATCTTGTCGGAAATCAGGAGCTAGAAGCCCTTAAATCACTAGCAGGGGACACAAGAGAAGGCCAAGAGGCCATCAATTTGATCCTACAGCTAAATCAGCTGACTGAGTTGCACAACAGTGGTTACCAGGGCGGTCTTTCAGCATTTACAGACCAGTTCTCAATCCTAGGAAGCAAGGTTGGCTATGACAAAAGTGCCGTAGCCACAGAACGCCTACTACGCCCGATCATCAGTGGTGGTGCAGCGGTTTCTACGGGCGGTCTAAGCATCCCAGCGCAGATGGCTGTATCTGGTGGTGGTCGAGCAATCGACAAACTAACAGGCAACTACAGTCAGATCGACAAGTTTGTACGTCGTAACGCTGAGACACCTGGTTTACCATCACCTACTGCACCGTCATTACGTGACGCAGCCGCAGCGCAACTACAGGCCGACGAAGACGCCAAATTGCGTGAAGAGGCCCTACGCACTGCACGTGAGGCAGAGCAGCGTGAGTTGAACCTACAGCTTGTCCAGGAAGGTGCACCAGCAACACCAGGAAGCCCACAGTACACACTGGAAGACGCAACAGGTCTATCACGTGATGGCGTCGCACGTATCCTACGCATTTTAAAGGCACAGAATAAAAACCCTGCCCTGACACGTGCAATAGCAGATTATGAGCAGAGTGTTGCAACAGGCGGCATCGTTGAAGACAAGATGTTAAGCCCATTGATCCGTGCGGTACGTCAGTTCCAACAGGATAACCCAGACTACGTGCCAATGGTTCGCCCACCGAACTCATTGAGTAACCCAATGCTGGCAAACGCAGCCGCACCAGGTCAGGCACCTAACGTCGACACGACTGAGGCCAACCCAGTGCAAGCTCAGACGTTTGGCCCACAGTTAACCACCCAGGAAAACTACAACCGTGGCATTGAGGCCAACCAGGCAATGAACGCTGAGTTGGTCGAGGGTGTCACTGCAGATCCTGAGTTGAACCGTGTGCAGAAGGGACGTCTGATTACGTCTCTGGATGTCCTGGCAAACAACCTAGGTTCAGATCCAGTAGCAGCTGCCCAGGAACAAGTGCAGAAGCTAGAAGAGGCTGGTGTACCTCAGGAAGCCATCGACACGTACGTTAAACCGTACGTTGACCGTGTGACACGTCAACAGGCGTCACGTGTGTCTCCAGACGAGCCAATGTTGCCTGACGTAGATCCTACAAGTGATCCTTCTGCACCTCAGAACCCAGCATTGCAGTCTTACGTCAATCCACTACAGGTACCAGAAAATGAGATCGATGCTACACGCCTGAACTCGTCCCCAAGCGAAGCTGAGATTCAGAAGATGCGTGAAGGCACATACAAGCCTAAACAAAAGCGCACATTGGTTGAAGCAGCCGACTACATGTACGAGAAGTGGAAGGCAGCGACAGGCCGTGATGAACCGTTTGAGTATACACCTGAAAACGTCGACATCATTTCGACCTACATGGCGACAGAAGCTGTCAACGCTCTTCAGAGTGATGCTAACGCCATCGGGTGGTATGACCGTAAGCTGAAAGCAGCGAAGCGCGTAGTGTCTCTTGTAGACCCACGTGTCACCCAGTCACCAGACGCAGAGGTAGCATTCGACTTTGCACTAGCAATTACATCAAATGGACAGGCTGTCGCTGACAACTTCCAGTATGCGTTAGAGGTATTCCGTCACTTTATGGACAACGGTCAGATGCCTACAACAACCTGGAAGAAGGGTGGGAAGCGCAATGCAGCTATGGTTGAGGCGTTTGAGTTCTTCAACGATTATCAAGCGTCAGGTACAAACCTACCAATCCAAGAGTTCTTAGACCAAGACTTTACTGTGAAAGAGCTAAAAGACTGGGCAGCAAGTTTCAATGAACGCTACGGTACCAACATCACAGTGCCTTCCTCGGAAGGTGCCAATGAGATGGTCAAGGGTTCATTCATTGCAGGGCCTAAGATTGGTCAGGGCTTCTATCAGAACATCCGTGGCAACTATGATCCACTAACGATGGACATCTGGTGGATGCGCATGTGGAACCGTCTGGTCGGGCGTCCGTTTGTATCTGAGAAAGACTTGGATGTTAACCGTGCGCGTGTGCGTAAAGCCTTACAGACAAAGAACCAGGATGCCCTTGAGAAGCGTTTGACAAAAGAAACACTCAAGGACATGGGCCTAACTAGGGCAGACTTGAAGAAAGATGCTGTCTTAGATGACTTTGTTCTCAACTTTGCGCGTAAGTACCAGAGCTTCTACAACAAAGAAGCAAAGCGTCTGAAAGGCACAGGTCAGAAGGTTCCTAAACCAGAGTTGGCACTAGCCACAGGAACTATGAAAGACAACTTGTCACCACAACTACAGGCTACACCATCGGGACCAGGTGAGCGTTCATACATGCGTGATGTCACAAAGGCTGCAATCGCTAAACTACGTGATCTTGGCTACAATATCGAAACAGCTGATTTTCAAGCACTTATGTGGTACCCTGAGAAACAATTGTTTAGGCATTTAGGTGTTGCCCCTGGAAGAGGCGCAGATAATGATTATCTAGATGCTGCAATCATGTTGGCTGAAGCCGAAGGAATAACAAATGACCAAATCCAAGAAGCACTCCCCGATGCAGACGGAGACGGAACCGTCAATAATCAGTCAGATCCCTCGGGAGCATATGAAAACAGCAATCGAGGAGCTAGTGGAGATGGCCCAAGCACGGAAGGCCCTTCAGAGCCAATCCTCCGTGATACCAGCCCAGGAGCCAATCCTGACGGACCCAGACCCGATGTCATTCCCGCTGAAAAGCCCCAAGTAACTGCGGAGCAATACAAGAAAGCTGTCGTTGAGCTTATTCGTCCTCAGTTCCAAATTGGACTGAAGGGTGGTGAACTTGAAGATGGCATCAGCAACTTTAATGACGCTGTCGAGTTTGCAAAGAAACTAGGTATCGTCGTTAGGCTGGCTATGTCCCAAAACGAGCTTAACACCTTGCTCTATTTGGACACAGGTCGAGACCAATCTACAATGGGTACTTTCCGTGGCATGTTCCAACGCAAAGGACCAAAGAAACAGGGTAAGGGTACTGAAGGCACAATCTGGGCAATGAAACCTGGTGCTGACAAGGGTGATGGCACCTATGTCACTGACATTGAGGCACTCACCACTCTCCTACACGAGATCTCTCACGCGATCACTTTAGGGCCACTGGATGGCAAGAGTGAGCAAGAAATATACTCTTACTTCATCAACAGGAAACAGTCGTCTAAACCAGGCACTGGTATTTTAGGTCGTTCTGACTTTACAGCACCTGGATCGTTTACCGACAGTGCAATTAAGCCACTACTGGATGCGAATTGGGAGCAGATGTCTCCTACGCAAAAGAAGGCATATGCAGAGATTGTTGATCTACAGGAGAACGTCGAAGCATATTCACCTAAGAACCCTAATGAGCGAAGGGCCGTAAGGTTTATTCGTCAGGTAATGTCCAATCCAGAATATTCACAGGAAACAAAGCAAGCATACAAAGACTACACTCGTATGGCTGCGGAGTTTGCTGTGGATCCTGTATGGGTCTACTTGATCAACCCAAAGTTAGCCAAGAAGCTAATGCCTGTGACATCTAAGATGATCCAGCAAGAGTTCCGCAAGGCTAACAACACGGTCATACAGTTCTATGCGCACCCACTAGCGGTTGTCATGGCAGCATTAGTTGCTCTGGAGATGGCTATGGATGACGAGGAAGAGCGCAAGCAGCAGCAAATGCCACCAGGCGCATTGAACCAACCAATGATGCCTGGAGCACTGTCTGCATAAGACCCCCAAGGAGAGCGAAATGTTAAAGACTGCATTGGACCTGGTTCCAATCCTAGAGGCTATTGATGTCGTCAAGTCATCAAAGCTCCTAACCAAAGCACAACAGGACACTGTGTTGCGTGAGATAGCGACAGCCATCCCCGCACCAGTGTTCTGCAAGCAATGTCCAGAGACACTGTCCATCATAAACAGCCTAGTGGAGACGACAGATGGGTCACCCGCCAAACGAGCCTCGAAAGAAGCAACCCCCAAAGCCAAAACTGATGCCAGGTCGAGCAAGACCAAAGGAAAAGAACCCACTGTGGCTAATCCATCAGACACCCGAGGGACGCGCCAAGTTCAAAGCAATGATGGAAAAGCGAAAGAACAAGGGGGGAAGGCCACTGGGCGTACCAGACGGTCACAGTAAGGAAACTATCAAACCCATTGTCAACAAGGCAAAAGAGGACGCCAAAAGGGCGGTAAGTATCATGAAGAAAGAGTATGACATCGAAGACCCACGCGCAGAGGAAGCACTCGAAACCGCAGTGGAAATCATGCGTACACCAGTACACAACCGTGATCGTCTTCAAGCAGCTAAATTGATCCTGGACTTCACCAAGGTCAAACCTGTCGCCAAGTCAGAGATTACTGTCGGTAAAGCTGAGGAGTTCCTAAGCTCACTGCTAGATACCAATGACGGTGACGACGCAGAATAAGCCTATGGCTACCAAGGAGCAGCTAGTTGAGGTTCGTAAGCGTCTGTATACTGACTTCAGCTTCTACGCAAAAGGCGCACTAAAGATCCGCACCAAGGCTGGTGACATTGCGCCCCTCAAATTGAAACCAGCCCAGAAGATCCTCAACGACGCTGTCACTAAGCAACTAGAGACAGAAGGCAAAGTCCGAGTGATTATTCTGAAGGCCCGACAACAGGGTCTGTCTACCTACGTGGGCGGCTATCTGTACTTCAGTGTTTCCCAGCGCAAAGCTGCAAAGGCAATGGTGATTACCCACCACAGTGACTCTACACGTGCGCTATTTGATATGACCAAGCGTTACCATGAGAACTGCCCTGAGATCCTGAAGCCACACACAAAGTATTCATCCCGCCGCGAACTGTCTTTCGATGTACTCGATAGTTCCTACGTCGTTGCTACAGCTGGTGGTGAAGCAATTGGTCGGGGTGAGACCCTGACACACGTTCATGCGTCGGAGCTTGCGTTCTGGTCTAAGACCACCGCCGCCGACAACTGGAACTCGCTGACCCAAGCTGTCCCCAATGCACCAGGAACTGCTATATTTGTCGAGAGTACAGCCAATGGTGTCAGCGGGATCTTCTATGATCTCTGGAAGGGTGCAGTCGAGGGAACCAACGGTTTCGTACCTGTGTTTATCCCTTGGTTTGCAGATCCAGAGTATCGAGAGACGGTCCCAGAGAACTTCGAGCGTACCCCAGACGAAGAAGATCTTGCAGCCAAGTATGACCTGGATGATGAGCAGCTTATGTTCCGTCGTCGCAAGGTTGCACAGAACGGCCTCGACCTGTTCAAACAGGAGTACCCATCAGAGCCCGAGGAAGCCTTCCTGACGACAGGTAGGCCCGTGTTTAACCCAGAGCAGCTACAGGAAGCTATGGGCACTACACAGGACGTACAGGAGCGCCTAGCCCTAGAGGGCGAGGAGTGGCTCAATAACGTCCGTGGCGAACTGACGATGTACAGACGTCATGACCCTGGTGAGCAGTATGTCATCGGTGCTGACGTCGCTATGGGCGTCCGTGGGGGCGACTACAGTGTTGCCCAGGTCCTCGACAGTAAGAAACGCCAAGTGGCGACCTGGAGAGGCCACGTGCACCCAGACTACTACGCCCAGGTGTTGTTCCACCTAGGTCACTTCTTTAACACTGCGTACATCATTGTTGAGAACAACGGTCACGGTCTTTTGACGTGCACCAGGTTAGCCAAAGATATGGCGTACCCGAACTTCTTTACTGAGGTTCAAGTAGACAAGCTGACGGACAAAGAAACCATCAAATTGGGCTTTAGTACGACAGCAAAAACAAAGCCTCTAATCATTGACGAGCTACGAGCCTCAGTCCGTGAAGACGAGATCGAGCTTAATGACAAAACAACGATCCGCGAAATGCTCACATATGTCGTGACTGAGAGCGGATCTATGGAAGCTGAACCAGGATGCTACGACGACTGTGTCATGTCGTTGGCATTAGCCAATCACGTGCACGAGGGCGCCTGGGAGCCGATAGAGAGTGCAGATGACTATTACATTGAAATGGTATGATCACTATGGATAAAAAAGACTACAAAGCGGTGGACGACGATAAACTCGTCACGATCCTCGATGATAACATCCGTAGATCTATCGGTTATTACGACAGCCAGATCTCCAGGGAACGCCGCAAGGTAATCGACTATTATAACGCCACGCTCCCACGCCCAGCGCACGACGGTAACTCTAAGTATGTCTCTATGGACGTCTATGATGCTGTCGAGAGCATGAAGGCAGCACTGCTAGAGACATTCAGCACAGGCTACAAGACCGTGCGTTTTGCCGCGCAGACTGGTGAGGACGTGCGTATCGCTGAGATCGCTACAGCCTACTGTGACTATGTAGCAAACCGTCAGAACAACTTGTTTGAGGTTATGCAGTCAGTCATTCACGATGGTCTCATTGCACGTGCTGGTCTTTGTAAGGTCTACTGGGACGAGCGTGAAGAAAGCTACCTAGAGCCAATCCAGGATCTGACCGAGGAAGAGTTCGACGCTGTCGTTGCCCAGGACAATGTGGAGATCGAAGAGGTAGAGCAAGACGAACTTGGTCTCTACTCTGGTGATCTACGTGTTTACCAGGACACAAGTCAGGTCGTCATCGAGGCAATTGCACCTGAACAGTTCGTGATTGAACCACAAGCCAAGTCTTTAGATGACGTTGGTTTCTGTGGTCACCGCACGACCATGACAATCTCAGAACTACGTGAGGCAGGGTATGACGAGAAGCTCATTGCTAAAATTGGCGATCACGAAGACGTCGAAATGGAAACCGATCCAGAGGTCCTGGCACGTCATGAAGACATTGGTCAAGACCGCGGCTTCAACGCTAAAGGTTTCCAGGATCAAGTTAGAAGTATCACTGTTTATGAGCTTTATGTGGACATCGATCTCGATGGCTCTGGAATCGCTGAGACGTACAAAGTAATCAAGGCTGGTAACGTCGTTCTGCACAAAGAGAAGTGCACGTACAAACCGTTCTGTGCCTTTGTTCCGCTACCGATCCCACACTCGTTCTTCGGTTCCAATTTCGGGTCCAAGGTCGTACCTATCCAGACTGCACGTACAGTTCTGACACGATCTATCTTGGATCACGCAATGATCACGAACAACCCGCGTTACCAGGTTGTCAAAGGTGGTCTAACGAACCCACGTGAACTCATCGACAACCGTGTTGGTGGTATCGTGAATGTGTCTAGACCTGACGCCATCACTCCGATGGCCCAGGCACCATTGAACCCATTTATCTTCCAGACAATTCAAATGCTGGACGAGGACAAGGAAGACACCACTGGCGTCTCACGTTTGTCCCAGGGTCTTAACAAGGACGCAATCAGTAAGCAGAACTCAGCAGCTATGGTTGAGCAGCTGGCGACTATGTCCCAGCAGCGTCAGAAGATCATTGCACGTAACTTCGCTAACAACTTCTTACGCCCACTGTATCAGATGATCTATCAGCTGGTCGTTGAGAATGAACCACAAGCAAAGATCGTTGAGATCTCTGGTGATTACGTTGCTGTCAGCCCTGGTGACTGGGGTGCCAAGCGGGATGTCACTGTCGAGATGCACCTAGGCTATGGCGAACAAGAACAGGAAGCACAGAAGTACTTGGCGCTACATACATTGATGGGACAGGACCCAACCTTGGCATCTATGTACACGCCAGAAAACCAGTACAAGCTGATGACACACGTCATGGAGCAGAACGGCATCAAGAATGTCAAAGACTACCTGACACCACCATCAGATCTTCCAGAGCAGCAACCAGATCCAGCACAGGAAATGGCGATGCAGATGCAACAGAAGCAAATGGAGCTTCAAGAGCGTCAAACTCAGGTTGCCGAGATGAAGGCACAGATGGATGCCCAGATTGCACAGATGAAGCTACAGCTAGAAAAGCTGAAAGCTCAGAACCAGTTCGCAATTCAGTCAGACAGTATGGATCTGAAAGAGGCGCAGCTGGAACACAAGCAGTTCGTCGACAACGAAGAACTGAAGATTGCGAGAACCGCAGACGACGTCCGCGCTATCGCTTCACCGACTGGGTAGACCTTAGGGTCTCCCAGGCCAATCAAAAGAGAGCAGCATGACTGAAGAAGAACTCATTCAGCACGGTGAGGACGCAGAGGTATTACTCAAGTCCCCAGCCTTTAACAATGTGGTCAACAAGCTAGTGGAACAGACGTTCCAGAACTTTGTGAACTCAAAACCAGAAGAGAACAAAGAACGCTCGATCACTTATTACCACTATCGCGCCCTAGTCGACGTGGTGAACACATTGAAGCAGCAAGTCGCCATCCGCGACGAGGTGCTGACAAAGCGCGACAATAGCGAAGAGGAAGCATAAGGACCATGAATAACGTCCAAGACAACGCTACTCAACCCCGGGCATTAGACGACATGTTTGATGCCTCCGAAGCCATTCTAGATCGTTGGTCAGACGGTGAAGACCTATCTGAAGAGAACGAGGAGCTAGAGGCGACTGATGACTCAAATGTCGGCGAGACAGACGAAGAGACATCAGATACCTATGACGATGATGAAGACCTTGAAGAAGTAGAAGAAGATACCGAAGAGGACCCTGACACGGATGACACTGAAGACGAGGATGAACCAGAGACAGATCAAGAAGATGATGAAACGGAAGTTGAGTTGTCTGACGATACTCTGGTTGAAATACAAGTCGACGGTGAAGCCAAACAGGCATCCTTAAAGGATCTCAAGCGCCTTTATGGTCAAGAAGCGTCGTTAACACGTAAGTCTCAAGAAACAGCTGCCAAACGTAAAGAAGCCGAAGAGGCTTTGGCAAAGGCAGACATCAGCTATCGAAAGCTCCTGGAACGTGCTGAAGCGCGTATGAAGCCATATGCCGAGGTAGACATGCTGGTCGCAAGTCGACAGATGTCCACTGAGGATTTTGCTGCATTACGTCGTGAAGCCGCAGAAGCTGAGAAAGATCTTAAGTTCCTACGAGAGGAAGCTGACGCATTCTACAAGGACGCCCAGGCACAACAACAAAAGCAAGTGCAAGAGGCGGCTCAGAATTGCGTAAAAGTCCTGTCAGAACAACTGCCCGACTGGGGTGATGAACTATATAACAACATCCGTTCATACGCAGTCAGCCAGGGGTTACCCCAGGAACAAGTAGATCAGTATGTTGACCCTACGGTCATCATGATCCTCAACAAGGCACGTCTTTATGATCAGACAAAGGCCACAGCAGAAACAAAGAAAGCGAAGGCCAAAGTGATCAAGACGAAAGAAGGTACCCGTAAAGTACTAAAGACGAAGAAGGCACCAAAGAGTGACGCCGACATCCGTGTCCAGCGTCAACGTGACGCCCAGAAACGTCTACGGTCAAACACGAGCCGTTCTGGTGACCTAGAGGATATTGCTGATGCTCTGATGTCACGTTGGGAGCGATAGCACTCAACTCTTAAAATCAGAAGGATGTAACCAAAATGGCTACATATACAACTTACGACCAGGTCGGTAAGAAAGAAGATGTATCTGACATCATTTCAGATATCACACCAACAGATACGCCAATGTTCACAATGATGCGCTCAGAGAAAGTCTCTGCTCGTACATTCAGTTGGCTTGAAGACTCACTTGCAGCTGCTGCGGATAACGCACAGGTGGAAGGGGCCGACGCAACTATGGCAACTCTTACAGATGCTGTAGAGCGTACAAACAACACCCAGATCCTACACAAAGCGTTCCAGGTGTCTGCAACTGCTGATGCGATTGCAACATATGGTCGTGCGAAGGAAACTGCGTTAAAATTGGTAGCGTAGTATAAACGATGTGAATTCAAAGGAAGCCTAAGTCGAAAGATATGGTAACTTTGAGCGAAGCCTCGCAAGAGGAACGTGCAACGACTATTCCGTAAGGAAGTACACTCAAGTGAGTGGAAGCGCATCGGTCAGTAACTAACTGACATGACATAGTCTGATCTTATGTGAAAGCATAAGCAGCCTTCGGGCGGTCTAAGATTAACGACCTTAGGCGAACATTAATGACCAACTTGGTAAGGCACTTAAAGAGATCAAGCGCGACCTAGAGCGTGCTTATGTCGGTGTCGACAACGCAGCGGCTTCTGGCTCAAGCTCAGTAGCGCGTGAGATGGACTCAGCGACACAACAGATCTCAACATCTGTCGACGCTGGTGCCAACGCAACTGACGCTCTAACTGAGGCGAAAGTCCTAGAGCTTGGTGAAGACTGCTTCAACAACGGTTCTGATCCATCAGTTCTTATGATCAAACCAGCTGACGCTCAGATCGTTGCAAACTTTGCAGCGGCCTCTGGACGTAACCGTGAGATCGCCCAAGGACGCAACTTGGTCAACGTGATTGACCTGTACGTGTCTCCATACGGCGAATACAAAGTGGTTCTAAACCGCCACCAGTTGACTACACACGCATTCCTAATTGATCCGTCAATGTGGCGTTCATGCGTACTACGTCCGTTCTCACGTACATTGTTGGCGAAGAACGGTGACTCCGACAAACACTTCATCGTCGGCGAATACTCATTGAAGCATATGAACTATGCTGACGGTGGTATGATCACTGGTCTTTCATAGGATCTAACACAAGATACCTAGGTCCCACCCAAGGGGCCTAGGACACAGATGAGGGGCATCCTCGTCGTCCTGGGGTTTCCGCTCTCCTTACCCTGGACGACTTGGGTGTCCCTCTTTTTGTTTTTCTAAGGGGAACTCATGAATACTAAGAAAACAGGCGTCGATCTACTGGGCGTCAATACGGACTTCATACAGCAAGGCGATGACGTCGTTCGTAAGCACACACAAGAAATATCACAGTCATTCCTAGACGATCTAAAAGACAGTCGGAATGCATCTAAAGACCAGCGCGAGGGTGAGTTCATGCGCGTGGCCTCAATACCAACCGTCGTCGTCGAGCAATGGCTCCGCGAGGGTTTCAACATATGGGAAGCTACAGGACCTGAGATTGTCAAACGTCTCAGAGATCAGAACCTGGATGGCTTCATGGCAACTGAGAAAAGGATCTGACTTATGTACAGCGACAAAGGCACTTTCAAACCATGCCCAGGATGTAAAACACCAGGCACATGCCGTCTAGCTGGTGAGTGCAAAAAGGGATCCAAGTGACATGTCTAAGACACCCTGGAACCAGTCAAACCCTAAGCCCAAAGCAAAACGTAAGAAGATGACAGACGCCCAGAAAGCCAAAGCCAGAGCAAAGGCTAAGAGAGCTGGTCGTCCGTATCCTAACCTAATCGACAACATGGCGATCATGAGAAGGTCATAAGAAATGAACAAAGGTCAAATCAGGGCGCACTTTAAAGCCCTACTAAATCGCACGGACTGTGATGACGCCCTGGCTGACACCTTTATTGACCAGGCAATCACCCGCATCCAGCGTACACTGCGGATCCCGAGCATGGAGAAAACGCAGAACTACACTATCAGTGCACAGGTTGCATCTATCATTGTACCTGCGGATCTCATTGAGATCATGGACATCTATAGTGGTCAGTTCACCCTATCCCGCGTCACATTACGTGAGATGAAGCAGTTCAAGGAGCTTGGGGAAACTGGAACACCTAAGTACTTCTGCCGCCAGGGTGAGGACATTCTACTATATCCTGAACCGTCAAGCGGTACCGTGTCTATCGATTACTATGGTCAATTTGCAGATCTAACGACAGATGCGTCTGAGAATTCTCTGACAGTCATTGCCTCAGACCTGGTGACATATGCGGCTCTGTCTTATGCATCCGACTATTTCCTAGACGAGCGTGGGCCATTGTTTGAGCAGAAGTCTGGTCAGTTCCTGACTGAAGTTCAGGAGCAATCGAATGAAGCTGAACAAGCGGGATCTCTACAGACTATTCGCCCAGCGAATAACTTCATTGACTAATAAAAGCAGAGGCTAATTAACGATGGCAAAATCAAGTTTCTTTAGTGGAACGGGTACAACACCTACTAATGTTGAATCTGTAGCTAGTTCCAAAGCCGCAGCAGAAGCCTCGGAAAATGCCGCTGCTGCATCCGCAGCCGCCGCCGCACAATCAGCCACCCAAGCAGGGACTAGTCTTGCATCCGCAAACACCGCCCAGGCTTCTGCTGTACTAAAAGCGGGAGAGGCAGCTGACAGCGCAACAGCAGCAGCAGCCAGCGCTGCAAGTGTTGGAACGTCAGAGACAAATGCTGCCGCCTCAGCAACAGCAGCCGCCGCAAGCGAAACCGCAGCTGCTGCAAGTGCCACCGCTGCTGGTAATAGTCAGGTTTCTGCAACCCAGTCATCAAACGTAGCAACTACGAAAGCCACTGAGGCATCTACAAGTGCCACGAATGCCGCAACCTCAGAAACTAATGCAGCGTCTAGTGAGACAGCAGCAGCAGCATCCGAGACAGCCGCAGCCGCTAGTGAAACCGCAGCAGCAGCTTCAGAAACAGCGGCATCTGCTAGTGAGACAGCAGCAGCTGCATCCGAAACAGCAGCAGCAACTTCAGAGACCAATGCAGCATCAAGTGCTACATCAGCGTCTACAAGTGCAACAACAGCGACCACACAAGCGACTAACGCTGCAACTAGTGCCACACAGGCGGCTACAAGTGCCACGAATGCCTCAACCTCTGAAACGAATGCTTCAGCCAGTGAAACAGCAGCAGCAGCGTCCGAAACCGCAGCCGCATCTTCAGAAACTAACGCAGCCAACAGCGCAACAGCGTCTGCAACATCAGCAAGTAACTCTGCTACTTCAGCAACATCCTCTGCCAACTCTGCAACAGCAGCCGCTGGTAGTGCATCAGCAGCATCTACAAGTGCTACAAACGCGGCTACTTCAGCATCAGATGCCGCAACCTCAGAGACTAATGCATCTAACTCTGCAACCTCAGCATCGAATAGTGCCTCGGCGGCAAGCACGTCTGAGACGAATGCTGGTAACTCTGCCACAAACGCAGCAACCAGTGCCACTGCGGCGTCTAACTCAGCGACAGCAGCAGCAGCCTCAGAAACAGCGGCAGCCTCTTCTGAAACCGCAGCAGCGACCAGCGAGACCAATGCAGCAACTTCTGCATCTAACGCCTCTAGCAGTGCCAACGCGGCCTCTGGAAGTGCAACGACAGCATCCACTCAGGCAACTAATGCTTCTAACAGTGCTACGGCAGCAGCAACCAGTGCAACAAACTCAGCCAACTCCGCGACTGCCTCAGCTAACAGTGCATCAGCGGCATCAACAAGTGCTACAGCCGCCGCCTCAAGTGCCTCTAGCGCACAGGCGTCTAAAGATGCAGCCTTAGCGGCCCTAGATAACTTTGATGACCGCTACCTCGGGCAGAAAGCAAACGACCCATCCACAGACAACGATGGTGATGCTCTTGTCGCTGGTGCCCTATACTTCAACACCACCTCTGACATCATGAAGGTGTACGATGGGTCTGCATGGGTGGCAGCATATGCGTCTCTATCAGGGACACTGACAGCAGCAAACAACCTGTCTGACCTAGACAACGCATCAGACGCGCGTACCAACCTAGGTTTGGCAATTGGCACTGACGTACAGGCTTACTCTGCGACACTTGCGGGTACTACAGCATCCTACACGACTGCTGAAGAGACTAAACTTGCGGGTATAGAGGCGGGTGCTACGGCAGACCAGACTGCGTCAGAGATTAGGTCACTTGTAGAAAGTGCGACAGACAGCAACGTATTTACTGATGCTGACCACACAAAGCTAAACGGCATCGAAAGTGGTGCTACGGCAGACCAAACTGCGGCAGAGATACTAACAGCAATCAAGACCGTTGATGGCTCTGGTTCAGGTTTAGACGCGGATACACTAGACGGTAGCCACGCAAGCGCATTCTTGACAGGCAACCAGACAATTACGTTGACAGGCGATGCAAGCGGCTCTGGCACTACGTCAATCAACGTGACAGTGGCAAACGATAGTCACACTCACGATGGTCGCTACTACACAGAAACAGAAGCAGACGCGCGTTTCTTGGGTATCTCTGCTAAAGCAGCAGATGCAGACTTGCTTGACGGCTACAACGCAAGCACAGGCACAACTGCGAACACAGTAGCGGTACGTCAGGGCAACGGTTATCTATTTGCCACCTACTTCAATGGTTCTGGTACATTCTCTACATCAGGTGCCAGCTCTGGTATGGGGCTGTTTACTGGTACAAACGGATCAGACACTTATGGTCGTTCATACACAGCGGCAGCGGCTAGGGCGCTACTTAACGTAGAAAATGGTGCTACTGCTGACCAAACAATCACAGCTGGTACTGGACTTACAGGCGGTGGTACAGGTAACGTAACTTTGAGCCACGCTGACACCTCTACACTTTCAGGTACATACGGTTCAACAGCGGACGGTACAAAGATTGACCAGATTACTGTTGATGCTTTGGGTCACGTCACAGCAATTACAACAGGTGCAACAGGTGACATCCAAGGTGTTACTGCTGGGTCTGGTCTTACTGGCGGTGGCACATCAGGTACAGTAACTGTTAGTCACGCAGATACATCTTCACAGGCATCTGTAAACAATAGCAACAATGTGGTCATCCAAGATGTCACTCTTGATACTTACGGTCATGTCACAGGCCTAGCGTCTAAGGCTCTGGCTATTCCGTCTGCCGCTAACAACGCAACTATCACACTTAGCGCGGGTACAAACTTATCTGGCGGGGGTAACTTTACGACAGACCAAAGTTCGAACGAAACTATCACGTTCAACGGCTCATCCACTCCATCCTTTACATCTGCAACATTCGGATCAGGCGTAGTTCTATCTGAAAGCACAGACCGTGCAGACTTGCTGCAAATATCATCTAGCACTTCAAGTTGGGGCGGCTTGCAAATCCGCAATAGTTCAAACGAAGGTCGCTGGTCATTTATGACTGATGGCAATGTTGCAGGTATCTACGATGACGAAAATAGCGACTGGCATATTCAGTGGACAGAAAACGCAGGTTCGTCGTTTTATTATAATGGTGTAGTAAAGTATGCTATTGGTGCCACATATGGAGAAATGTACCAGCACCTAGATATGAATAACAACGATATCTACGGTGTAGACCAGATATTCCACCACGGTGACACCGACACATACATGCAGTTCCACTCAGGTGACCAATGGCGTGTCGTTGTAGGAGGCACAGAGCGACTAGAAGTAAAGAACAGTTCGCCTCACGTCCTAGTGTCTGGTGACCTAAACAGTACCTCAGATGAACGCCTAAAAGACAACATCAAGCCAATCACAAATGCACTGACAGATGTAACCCAACTTGAGGGTGTAACCTTCGATTGGAAAGACACAGGCACACGCGGTCATGGCTTCATTGCTCAACAAGTCGAACCCATTCTGCCCGACCTTGTGAACACAGATGAAGACACAGGCATGAAGTCTGTCAACTACATCGGCATGATTGGTCACTTGGTTGAGGCAATCAAAGAACAGCAAGAGCAAATTGATGCTCTGAAGAAACAACTTAATGGCTAATAGTGGAAGGACACGAAGATGGCTATACAAGTAGGTGGCACACAGGTCATCAGTAACAGTCAAGGACTGACAAACATTACAAGCATTGATGCTACCACAGCGGCAGCGATTGGTGCTGGGGGTGTTGGCGGTGGTAGCACTATTGAACTAACAGCATCAGCAGCAATTACAAAAGGTGACCCAGTTGGTGTTGACAGCAATGGTCAAATAAAACCTCTTGCCTCACTAACTTATGATAACTATGCGACAATAAGCGGTAATTACCAACGTATTACAACAAGTTCTAGTGCTTACTTAGGTGGTAACTATGGAGGCTCTAGATGCTGTGCAGTTTATAATGCTGACGCAAGTAAAGTCTTAGTTTGTTTATTAGGTGCGGCTAACGGTAATAGATACGTGCATCATATTGCTGGCTCACGGCAAGCAAATGGTACTTTGAGTTTTGGCACTATGACTCAGCAGTATTATATGGGCAGCAACGTGCCTTGTGAATTCTGGATGACCTACGCTGGTAGCGATAAGTGGGTTGTACAATGGTCATATGGAACTTCTTGGCCTGGGACAACACAAGCGGCGGTATTAAGCGTCAGTGGAAACACAGTTACTGCTGGAAATGCTACTACAGTCACAAACCAAAGGTATGACTGGGTAAGAAATAAAAGTCTAGACAGTTGGGGTGATGGGACTGTTTTATTTTGCTATAGTAAATACAATGGTGGATCGTACCAAACTGCTTGGAGAGCAGCTAGTGTTTCAGGGACATCTTTAAGCCTTGGCACAGAGTACACTACAAGTGGCCAAGCGAATTACCCAAGATGCCGTGTAAATCAAAACTCTGGTAGATTTGCTGTTGCTTTCCGTAACAGTTCAAACAACGGTTGTATGGCTATTGGTACTAAAAGTGGCACCAATTTGTCGTACACAATTAATACATCTAGCTCATACTCGGGTGAATATGGAGTTGAGTGGGTAAACGATGATTACCTAATTGAAGACTCTAGCACTAATATATGGTATCGAAGTTCTGGCAACACAGCCTCCAAAACAGGGGGGTCTTTGCAAAACATGACATACAACCCTTCTTTTTCTAAATACACTTATAACTTTAGAGCTGATCCAGCAGCAGGGGCAATATATACAATTGATGGTAATGACCCTGAATTACATGTTGCTGAACCTCAAATGGCAAGTAGCGGTAACGTAAAATGGAATGATAGTAATCCTATTCTTTTTGGTGACGAAGAACAATTTTCGGGCCATATAAGTGATCATATAGACCTTTCGGGCGGCAAGGCAGTACTTCCAGGGGTTTATACCAATAGTAACTATGCGTGGCCTGGCTTTTTATCTGCTGAAGTAGCTGGTTTTGTGAATAACTCTTACATTGGTATCGCCAATGAAAACATCTCTTCAGGTTCATCTGGTGAAGTCGCTTTAACAGGTTCAACTGTTTCAGGATTGTCTGGTTTCGTATCAGGAAAACCATACACAGTTAAATTATCTACAGGCGACATTATAACATCTGCCTCTATATCTGAAGCCTTATTTATTGGTCTTACAAGCAGTTCGATTATTATAAGATAGGTAGGGAAATTATCATGAAACTAATCACAAAAACAGAAACAGATGCATGTATCTACTATGGCGAAGAAGAGCATTCTTTTGTCGATGGTAAACTAATGGTTGGGGATAAAACATATACAGAAATAAACGAAGGTGAGATTACTGTTTATGACAACCCAACAGTTCCCTCTGATTTCCATATATTTCGATACATGTATGACGGCAACGAATTTACCGTTGCTGGTTTTTACTTTGTTATCTGCAATCAAGTAAGAGAAACAAGAAACAGGGTGATAAGGGAAACTGATTGGTGGGCTGTAAGTGACCGCACAATGACCCAAGCTCAGATAGATTATCGCCAAGCATTGCGTGATTTACCAGAACAAGCAGGGTTTCCTTTTAATGTTGTTTGGCCCATCTATAATGACCCAAATGATGTAACAGATTACTCTAGACCCTCCTAAGGAAAAACCATGACCGACAAGGACAACACGTGGCACCTGTCTAAGTCAGTGCCGCTACAGTTAATCTTTGGTCTTCTGATACAAGCAGGGGCCATAGTTTGGACTGTAAGCATGATGATGTCAGACATAGAGAGAAACATGCAAGACATCATGGTCTTAGAGATAACCGTCAGTGAACTAGAGGCTGTCGTGCAGTCTCAACAGGTTTCCCTGGCGCGTATCGACGAGAACATCAAAGCAATACGTGACGCTGTCGAGAGGATGGCTACACGACGAGAACCCTAAGGAGAGCAGACCTTAGGAGTAATCAATGGATCCGCTAACAGCGTTGGCGGCGATCAAGACTGGAGTGGCTGCGGGTAAGCAATTACACAACCTGTCTAAAGAGATCGCAGGGTTCTTCGATGCTACTGACAGTGCCAAGAAGGCGCACGCTAAGAAGAAGAACGGCATGTTCGCCAGTGCCAATGAAGAAGCCATGGTCACCTGGACCCAGGCGCAGAACGCTAAGACAGCTGAAGCCGAACTTCGAGAGTTCATTGTCAACAATAAGGGCTTCAGTGCTTACCAGGATCTCCTCAAGATCAGACGAGAGGTCATTGCTCAGCGCAAGGAAGCTGAGAAACAAGCAGCCATCGAGGCTGAGGAACAGCGTGAGCTAATGATGACCATAGCTGCAATCTTACTGATCATCATCACGGTGGTCGGTGGGTTTGGCCTGTGGCTACAAATGAAAGGATACATTCAGCTATGAACGAATTGATCCCCGATAAGCTCACCTACCAGACTAACAAACGCCGCATGACTTGGGCAGCGCTGGGTATGATGATCATCAGTACACTGGCTGTCATCCACGACCCTGCCAGGATGAACGAGGCAAGTGCCGTGCTCATGATGATGTATGGGTCTCTCTCAGCTGTCGTTGGCTCATACTTTGGGTTCAGTGGCGTCAAGAAGTGATTACCAGGGTCATCCTGGTCGTCATGAGTTTTACACTAGCATCCTGTGGTTCAATCCCCTTCCTCTTTAGTGGGGGCGGTGGTCCATCTGTGACCGCTGTTGGCACGCAAGTCGCCAAGGAAGCAAACCAGCAAGTCGTAAACGACCAGTCCAACATCAGGACAGAAGACGGCGACATCGAGGTCACTGAGATCGAAGACACGGTCACGACCCGAGACGTCGAAAGTATCAACATTAAGAACACTGACATACCACCCTGGGTCATCATCGCGCTGATCCTGGGATGGCTTGCGCCCTCACCCAGCGAGATGGGCAGGGGCCTGATGTCAATGATCACCAGCCTTCGGAGGAGAACGTAATGGATTGGCAATGGTTCAGTCTGTTCGCGATGGTCAGCATCAACACCATCGTCAACGTCTATCGCCTCTGGGATTACAAAAGGAAGAAGCCCAATGCGCCCAGTTAACGAGATCATCATTCACTGTACAGCCACACGTCCTGGCTGGTGGAAAGACAAGACAGCTGCTGAGAAAACAGCGGAGCTAAAGAGGTGGCACGTAGAGGATCGCAAGTGGCGAAATATCGGATATCACTACACCATCGACAGAGACGGTACGATCACTGAGGGTCGGTCTATGGAAGAGAATGGCGCCCACACAAAGGGCCGCAATAAGAACACTTGTGGTATCGCTTTGTTTGGCGGCTTCGGCTCTACATCCAATGATCGATTCAGTGAGAACTTCACGCCAGAACAAATGGCGTCATTACAGCAACTCATTGCGGATCTAATGAACACCTACCCGATCAATAAGATCTCGGGTCACAACCAGTATGCACCAAAGGCATGTCCTGGGTTCAACGTCTCGAACTACTTCAAGTAATTCCCCTCAGTAGAAAGGAAGGTGATCCTATGTCTATCGTGGCTGGATTTCCTGTGTCGATCCCTGAATTGATCACAATAGGAATGCTGGCTGTCGTCATCTATAAACTTAGGTAATCAACAGCCAACTAGATAACATCGGTCCAACATCGGTTTGGATCGGTGTTTTTTGCTCTACTAAAGGACCCCTATATAGAAAACCATTGACATCTAGGGTTCCGATGCCCATATCTAGGGTACGGACGATGCGTCCAGATATCGGTGGTTAGAGCAGCGGAATCATAATCCGCGTGTCGGGGGTTCAAGTCCCTCCTCCGCTACCAACCCAGATATCATCGGAAAAGCATCAGTCCTTAACTGTAAGGAGACTGATCGATGACTAATATCACACCTGTATTTACACTGTTTGTACGTGATCCCGCGACCCATGAGTGGGAAGACGTTTACACTGGCAATAGCACTGAAGATTGCCGCAGCACCTTCCTATACGAATACAACATGTACGGCGAGTACACGACTGCTGATGGCAAGATTGTCAAGACTGACGGATCCCAGGCAGCACTACTTGAGTGGCACCGCAAGCTTAACGCTGAGGTGGCAGCATGAGCCGTAAAATATACACACTGACACTTACTGAAAAGCAGCTGCACACGATCCAGTGGGCTTTGTACGTCTATGGTTTAGAAGACGACGTCACTAGCCGCCGCGTGATTAAAAACCTGTGGAAGAAGATCGACGAGGTGGCAGCATGAACTGGCTTGGAGACCTCATCGGATGCCTGGCACTGTTTGTCATGCTCTACGTCGGTCTGGGTGCAGCGCATGTATTCGGATGACAATCTAGACGACTTTCTTAGGCAGCTGTTTCCACCGTTGCCTAAGCCGACCAGGGAAGCACCTGACTACCGAGATCACGTCCCCTGGAAACCATCACACACTGGCGAAGAGCCACCGTTCTAAACTGGGGAGTAAGAACAATGAACTTTACTGATTTCATTAACAGCGAAAGCCGCAACATCTGGTACAACAAGACACCAAAGCACGTTCAAGAAAGCATCGTGAAGATGCATCGGTTTGCTGCATTTAAGAACATTGGGTTCAAAGATATATCCGACGTGACAGCTTTAGATATCCATCAGTTCTGCGTCAGCTTACGTGATGATGACAAGCTGTCCGATAATACGATCAATCATTACAAGGCGGCTATCAGCACTTGCCTGAAGTATGCATTCGATCTCGAATTGATCGACAAGCTACCCAAGATAAAGTTTGAACGTGTGAACACCAGTCGTGTACGTTACCTGTCTGAAGAAGAGGTAGTCCAACTAGATGCATTTCTAGCTGAGTATGGAAACGGTAAGTACTGGTGGATGCGCCACATGTGCACCATTGCCGTGAACACAGGAATGCGTCTAGGTGAGATCCTATCGATCACTCCAGACATGGTTGATGTCTCTACCGATCAGTGCTGTGTACATCTGAAGAAGACCAAGAACGGTGATGACCGCGATGTCATCTGCGCTGGTAAAACCTTCGCTGCACTGATGGCACTAGAGTTCGAGCCTAATAAGCACTTCATCCGCATTAGCTTCTACAGAACGTGGGCTAAGGCGCGTGACAACATTGCACCTCGGGACGAAGAGTTTGTCTTTCACACGCTACGCCACACGGCTGCAACACGTATGGTTAACGACCTAAAGTTACCTACCGTTGCCGTAGCTCAACAGTTGGGCCACCGTGACCTGGCGACGACCTCTAAATACGTCCATCGGACGCCTCAAATGGCAGACGAAATAGCGAGACGTATGGGGGCCAAATAGGCCCCTTTTGTACTCTAGTACGACACTAATAAAAACAATGACTTACAGGCAGGGGTACTAAGAGACCCCTATAGATAACCAAGGGAGTACTACAAGAATGACTAAAGTCATCGAACTTCAGAAAGAACTCGAGCAACAAATGATCCAAAGGGGTCAGGAGAGATACACACGTCGCCAAGAGAAACTAACACCCAGTCAACGAGAAGTTCCACACAGGCTTATTACTGAAGCTCTACCAAAGGTAGCTAAAGGCATATCTTTAGCACTTAAAGAAGACGAGAAAAGGTTCAGCAGTGGCACTGGTAAGAAGAGCCTGTGGTATGACATACTTCAAGACCAGGATCCTAATACTTTAGCCTTCATAGGTCTGAACGCCTGTTACGAAAGTGTCTGCCGTAATCACAACCTGACGTCTACCTGTACGAACATCGGTATGCGAGTAGAACAGGAGATCTGGTCTAAAGAACTTAAATCCTACGACAACAAGCTGTGGAAACGCCTGGTGGACCAGGTAACCAGAGACCACTCTAGTGAACGCTACAGGATTAAGGCTGCACGTATCATAGCTAACCGTGCTGGCTTTAAGTTAGACAAGTGGGATTACACTATGAAGGCTCATGTGGCCTCACCGATAATCAATGCTGTCTTAGAGTGTTCAGAGATCTTTGAAGTTGTTACTGAACAACGAAAACTAAAGACACTTAGGACTATTGGTCTGACACCAGAAGCTGAAGCACTCATTAAGCAACGAGCGTTTGACGCAAGCTGGGCCGAGCCAGCCTTTGGTCCTCTTGTAGTTCCACCAAAGCCCTGGACTGCATTTGATACTGGTGTCTACCAAGATGAACTTTTGTCATCTTTAGTTCCCCTCGTCAGAAGGGCCACAGGGGAGCAAAAGAGAGCCGTAGAGAGGGACTTTGAGAAGGAAATAGAGCCTCTGTATGTCAAAGCTATTAATGCACTCCAGGCCACCCCTCTGCGCATCAATAGACGGGTCTTAGAGGCTGTAGAATATTGCTGTCAGGAACGCCTAAGATTTGGTAAGTTTCCAGAATTGGAACCACCGATCTTTCCCAGGTTACCAGAAGACTTTGAAGACCTAGAGGAAAGAACACAGCGTCAGCTGAAGAGGGACCAAAAGGACTGGCACAGGAAAAGACGGGAGTCGGTAGCTAACCTGGTTGTCATGCAAGATGACATTAAGATTGCAAAAAGCCTGTCTGAGGTTGACCAGTTCTGGCTAGGGTGGTCATTCGACTTTCGAGGCCGAATGTACCCATGCAGTGCCTTTTCGTATCACAGAGATGACCATGTGAAAGCACTGTTTGAGTTTGCAAGGGGCCGAGAGGTTGCTGAGGAAGACCGAGGCTGGCTTGCGATACACTTAGCCAACACAGGTGACTTCGATAAGATCTCGAAGGCGTCACTAGAAGACAGGATTCAGTGGGTCATTGACAATGACGAATGGCTACGCCTGGTCAACGAAGACCCCAGGAAAACCATAGACTTGTGGTCAATCGCTGATAAACCATTTCAGTTCCTGGCAGCTGTCTTTGCCTACTATAGCGAGGATCCCAAGTGTTATTTACCGATCAGTATGGATGGTACAAACTCTGGGGTTCAACACTATAGCCTAGCTATGAGGAACGAGAAGGATGCCTCGATGGTTAACCTGGTACCAAGTGACAAGTGTAATGATGTCTACCAGGTAGTCGCCGACCAAGTGAAAGAAGATCTAAAAGCTGATGGATCTGAGGATAGCCAGTTCTGGTTAGGCTTCGGCATCACAAGATCCACTTGTAAAAGAAATGTAATGACCTTCGGTTATTCCAGCGTCGAGCGTGGCTTTGGTGACCAGATCATTGAGGATCTCATGCAGCCACTACAGCGCGACGTAAACTATGGTCAGATCCCCGAGCATCCTTTCGGTGACTATAGAGAACAGGAGCGGTATGCACGTCACCTCGCTAAGTTTAATTATGCGGCGGTGCGTAAAGTCATCTCTTCGGTGGCCCTGGGTATGGACTTCTTTCAAGCCTACGCCGATGCACTGGCCCGTCAGAATAGGTCAGTACGTTGGACAACACCGAGTGGTTTCCCAGCTATCCAAAGGTACACCAAGTCCACAGAGGCGCGTGTTAGGATCTTCCTGTTCGACAGAGAGGCAAAGGTAAAGAAACCTTCACGTCTGACCATACACAGCGCAGGGCAGCTGTATGACACCCGTAAGTCTCGGGCTGGTATAGCTGCTAATGTTATTCATTCAATGGACGCAGCCCACATGCACCTGTCGATCATTCATGGACTAGAGCAGGGCATCGAGGACTTCTTTATGATCCACGATAGCTTTGCCACCACAGCATCCCAGACATGGACTTTCTACCACTGCATACGCAACGCGATAGTCGACATGTATGAGGACAACTGCATCTTCGAGAACTTCGAGTACGAATGCAGAAACCGACTGGCAGATCCAGACATGGATTTACCACCAATCCCACAGAAGGGCGCACTAGACGTCCGAGCAGTCTTAGACAGCGAATATTGCTTCAGCTGAACTAAGAGACCCCTATAGATCACCAAGGGCGTGATCATAAGTTGGAAACTATAAAATACAGGAGACTCATCCACATGAGTAAAGCTAAGTTTGTATCACCAGCTGGAACAGCACAATACCCGTGGCTTCAGCCTGGTCGACCAGACACTGCCTTCGACACTGAAGGTAAATACAAGTTGTCATTACGTCTTGCGCCAAAAGACGCGAAGCACATGACCAATCTAATCGACACTGTCAAAGGTGAGAACTTTGGTGCAAAAGACACAGTCCATACACCTTATGATGTCGATGATGAGACTGGTGAATATGTCTTTAAGATCCAGTCAAAGTATCAACCAAAGTACTTCGATGCTAAAGGTAACCCGATCCCAATAGATCAGGTACCTGTCATGTACTCTGGCACTGAGCTTCGTGCATCAGGTCAGATTGATGCCTACACCGCTGGTGGTAAGAAAGGCATTAGTCTACGCCTAGCAGCTGTCCAGGTCATAAACCCAGTCTCGGGTGGATCTGGAGATGGTGCTGGTGACTTTGATGCTGTCGATGGCTACGAGGTTGGATCATCAGGAGCCTTCGCGCCATCTGACGATCTGAACGACGAGCTTGAGGACTTCTAAAGCTGCCTATCGGCTTGGCTTTAGATCGGGACTGGAGAAGCGAGTAGGCGACCAAATCATTGAGGCAGGGATCAAACTACAGTTCGAAACGGACAAGATCTCTTACCTAGTCCCAGCACGTCAGGCAAAATACACGCCTGACTTTAAGCTCCCTAAACCAGGGGGCTTTTTCTTTGTCGAGACGAAGGGCATCTGGGCGGTTCAAGACCGTCAGAAACACCTGTTGATAAAACAACAGTTCCCAGACATCGACATTCGCTTTGTCTTCTCGAACCAGAACGCGCGTTTGTACAAAGGTTCTCCCACCACATACGCGATGTACTGCGAGAAGCACGGCTTCAGGTATGCGTCAAAGTTAATACCTGATGACTGGCTTGAAGAAGCTAGGAAAGGATCAGAATACAAAAGCCACTCTAATTTCGGCGTAGCGTAAATCAAAGAAAGTTACGCCACAGCGTAATACAAGAGGCATTAGTATTTTGACACCAAGGAGAGAGCGAGGGGGCGGCTTAGGTCGCCCCTTTTTGATTCCAAGGAGTAGACAAATGGCTAACAAGAGCACAACACCACCAGGACTTCCAAAACCAACACCTAAGCAATCATACGAGATCTTTGAGATGCTTCAGGTGGTGTATGACCGTAAAAACCAACGGTACCAAAAGGCAGAGACTGACCAGACGGTGGCAGCGGCACTAGGCATCGAGCGCTGGGGCTGGGTCACACAAGTACGTGAACAGTTCTTTGGACCCGCTGGTAACGAAGAGGACCAGGTATGGGTCAAAGGTCTGGAAGATTGGCTAAAGAAGACTGATGGTAAAGTTGAAGAGATCCAAATTGCCCTGGCAAGCCTGGAGACCTCTCGCAAAGAGGCGAAAGCCTTACTGACTAAGGTCAAGAATTACGTCAATTCCAAGGCGGCGGCGTAACACCATGCAAGCAATCGAACAAGTTGAGAGCGAGTTCGTACAGCACGTCCCGTGTGACCAATGTGGATCACGGGACAACGGTGCGATGTACAGCGATGGGCACGTCTATTGCTTCGGATGCGGGGCATGGGCTGGCGGCGACGGAGAGGCCCCACAGTGGACCCCTCAGGAGCGTCCTGATTTACCCTTAGTCAACGGCACTTTCCAGGCACTACGGACGCGCAAGCTGACCGAGGAAACCTGTCGCAAGTTTGGCTACACGGTTGGTAAGTACAATGGTCAGACCGTCCAATTGGCGACCTACCGAGACAAGAAAGGACGCCCTGTCGCACAGAAGGTGCGAACAAAAGATAAAGACTTTTCCGTTGTAGGTAACGGGCGAGACATGACGCTGTTTGGATCACACTTGTGGTCTAACGGTAAGATCCTGGTGATCTGCGAAGGTGAGATAGATGCTATGTCAGTCTCACAGATGCAGAACCACAAGTGGCCTACTGTCAGTCTGCCTAATGGGGCTAAGGCTGCAAAGAAGGCTCTACTAAGTAACTACGATTATGTGACCAGTTTCGACTCTGTTGTTCTTATGTTCGACAATGACGAGCCTGGTCGAGAAGCTGCCATTGAATGTGCAGAGGCTTTACCCATCGGTTTGTGTAAGATTGCAAACCTCGGGGAACATAAGGACGCCAATGAGGCACTTGTGAAAGGAGATGCCCAGACAGTCATACAAGCGATCTTCCAGGCTAAACTACATCGGCCTGATGGGATCGTGGCAGCAGCCGATCTCCGAGAGGTCATTGGTGTGGGGGATGCTGTCTCTCCCATTAGTTACCCTTACAGCAAGCTCAACGATATCACGAAGGGCTTACGGCTGGGGTCACTGGTCACCATTGCCGCTGGCTCGGGGGTCGGCAAATCTACCTTCGTCAGAGAGCTGATGTATCACGTGCAGCAGTCAGGGTTCCCAATTGGTATGATGATGCTTGAAGAGAGCACCAAGCGTACCGCACAGGGCCTTGTAGGGCTTCACATGAACAAGAACATCACTGTGTCAGTTGAGGGCACGTCAGAGGACGCAATTGTTGAAGCGTTTGATGACATGCGCAAGGCTGGTGAATTCTACCTGTTCGATCATTTTGGATCTACGGATCTAGACGTCATCGTCAATCGCATTCGCTACATGAACAAGGCACTGGGATGCCAGGTAATTTGCCTGGACCACATCTCGATCCTTATCTCAGGCCTAACCAGTGGAGTGAATGACGAGAGACGCCTGGTTGATGACATCATGACCAGGTTACGTGTCGAGGTACAAGCGCTGGGCATCTGCCTAATTCTAGTGTCTCACCTACGTCGCCCACAAGGGGACAAGGGACACGAAGGGGGTGCTCAGGTTAGCCTCAGTCAGCTGCGTGGATCACACGCGATAGCGCAGCTGGCAGACACCTGTATTGGCCTCAACGTCGATGCTGAGGATCCAACCTCAGGCAAGCGTAACATTGTGGTTTTAAAGAACAGGCACACTGGCGAGGTCGGTGCGGCTGGTGTCCTTAGGTACGACCTGGAAACAGGGAGACTGACTGAGACCAATGACTTCAACGAGTTCGAAGACGTCCCGTTCTAATCATGCAGTGGTTTACAGTTTTATTCATTGAGTACACCAGTGCTCAGTACGGTTACCTGTCAGCACAGATACTGTTCCCCACATACAAGCAATGTGAACAGGCTATGGAGATCCATCAGCCTCTTTACGAGACCTATCGAGACGCTGCAGTTTACTGCCAGCGCATCAAACTCAGCAGATCAATCAGACCAAAACTAAAACCAGAGGAGAGCACCCATGGTTTCTGAGAAGTTTATCTACCCGCTAACCTTAAACGACTACCAAGCAGACACAGCACAATTTGCACTGTATCGGCACAAAGTGGTCTACCCTGCACTGGGCCTAGCCAATGAGGCTGGTGAAGTCCTGGGCAAGATTAAGAAGCTCATGCGTGATCATGAGATTAACTTCGGCCCCGAGCAGAAGGTGTCAGACAAGGATCGAGCACAGATCGCTGACGAGCTTGGCGACGTGCTCTGGTACATCGCCGCCCTGGCACGTGACCTGGGCATCAGCATGAACGAGCTTGGACATATTAACATCGAGAAGCTCAAGTCACGTCAGAAGCGCGGCGTGATCAAGGGATCTGGAGATAACAGATGAAGAAGTGGCGGGGACGATACCCCGACTCCGACAAGGAGCTATTTGAGGTTGCACATGTGACCTTTGAGATCTCGGAAGAGCATAAGACATTTGCATTGATTGCTGGAGAGGCTATCAGTGCTAAGGATCGCCGCCCGTTGTTCAGTGGTCATATCACTGACGACATGTGGAGACAGCTAGTTAACCTGGCTGACCGTGTGAAGGCAATCACTCCTTGACCCGCTGGGTCTGGGACCTGGAGAGCGACGGACTACTAGACACCATTAGCAAGATTCACTGCATTGTGCTGAGACACGTTGAGACCGACGAGGTGCAAACCTACGGCCCCGACGAGATCAAGGCAGCTATGTTCACACTGATGAATGCTGAAGAGGTCATTGGTCATAACATCATTGCGTATGACATCCCTGCACTCCAGAAGGTGTATCCTGGATTTGAGATCTTAGGTAAGATCACGGATACACTCGTACTGTCGCGTCTGGTTGAAGCCAACCTAGCAGAGAAAGACAGCATACGCCACGCTAAGGACCCTGACCGTTTCCCTAAGAAGATGACAGGATCCCATAGTCTGAAAGCCTGGGGTTTACGCCTGGGTGACTACAAGGATGACTATGATGGCGGCTGGGATAACTACAGCCAGGAGATGTTGGACTACTGTGTCCAGGATACCCAGGTAACCAAGGTTCTCTATGAGCACTGCATGTCACGTGGGTTCAGTGGGCAGTCTATCGAGTTAGAACATTCGTTAGCACAGATCTGTAACGAGATTGGTAACAACGGATGGACTTTCGACGAAAGAAAGGCATCTGAGCTATATGCATTACTTGCGCAGAAACGTGAGCAGATACGCCAGGGACTAGACGAACTGTTCCCGCCTTGGGAGACGACAGAGGAGTTTATCCCCAAGCGTAACAACAAGACCCTGGGCTACGAAGAGGGCGTACCATTTACCAAGCGTAAACAGGTTGTCTTTAATCCAAGTAGCCGACGTCACATTGAGTTCTGTTTACGCCAGAAGTATGCCTGGAAGCCAACTAAGTTCACAGGCACTGGTCACGCTCAGATTGACGAGACGATCCTGGGTAAGCTCCCGTACCCTGAAGCTAAGAAGCTGGCTGAGTACTTCATGATTGACAAGCGTGTCGGTCAGTTGGCTGAGGGTCCACAGGCTTGGCTGAAGAAGGTCGACAGCTTCGGTAAGATCAGACACACGATTGTGTCTGGGGGCACGGTCTCGGGCCGCGCATCACATCGAGGTCCCAACCTAGCCCAGGTGCCAAAAACCAGTCTACCGTATGGCAAAGAGTGTCGTGAGTTATTCACGGTGCCAGACGGGTGGTGGCTGACTGGCAGTGACCTTAGCGGTCTAGAGCTACGGTGCCTTGCCCACTACCTGAACGACGGTGGTGAGTACGCCAAGCAGATCCTGGAAGGTGACATCCATACGCACAACCAAAAGGCTGCTGGGTTGGCAACCAGAGACCAGGCGAAGACCTTTATTTATGCGACCATGTACGGCGGTGGCGACATGCTCATTGGCAAGATCGCTGGCAAGGGTGCAAAGCACGGCAAGCAGCTGAAGGAGAACTTCAACAAGAACATCCCAGCGTTTGGAACACTGCTCCGAAGACTTAAAGCAGCACACGAAAAGAGGGGCCACTTGATTGGTCTCGATGGTAGGAAACTATTCATCAGGTCAGAGCACAAGTTACTCAGTCAGCTTCTACAAAGCGCTGGGGCAATCATCTGCAAGAAGTGGGTGGAGCTGACTTATCAAGAAATCATCAGGCAACATCACGACGATGCATACATTGTCGGCTGGATACATGACGAGATCCAGGTTGCCTGTCGAACACAGGAGATAGCCGAGGATGTCGGTGATATCGCTAGACGAATGGCGCAAGAAACAGGCCGCTATTTCGAAACTAAAATCCCCATTACCGCAGAACATACCGTGGGACGAACTTGGGCTGACACCCACTGAAGTCACGGATCACTTAGCTGCAATTGTCACGCTGTATGTCGTCCTCGACAGAGCGTGGCGTCGTCCCTTCACAGTATCTAGTCAGTTTGCCCGTCAGGGTGCCTTCTACGTCGCTATAGCGGCCTCTGAGGGCATGATTACAACGAACTGTGGAGAGGACACATGGGGTAACCGCTGGCTCATTACAGAGCACGGCATGGAAACTAAAGGAGAGTTAGATGGGTTACTTCAAAGCATTCTTGCAAAAGCCCGAGGAGAACACAGTCCTACTCATTGATGGTGACCTGTATGCGTACAGAGCGTGTGCAGCTGCCGAAGAGGAGATCGACTGGGGTGACGACATCTGGTCACTGTCCTCGGATCTAAAGCAAGCTAAAGAGATCTTCCGAGAGTTTATAGACAGTGCATGTGAGACCCTGGAGACAGGGTCTTTTGTTGTCTGCCTGTCAGACAGGGACAACTTTAGGAAAGACCTGGACCCTCTGTATAAAGGGGGCCGTAAGAAGGTCAGGAAGCCTGTGGGTTACCCTGCATTCATCAAGTGGATCCAGGAGACCTACAGGTGGTATCGTGAGCCACTCCTAGAAGCTGATGACATCCTAGGAATCCTAGGGACAGCACCAGGTCATAACACGATCATGGTGTCTGACGACAAAGACATGAAGTCGATACCAGGGAAGCTCTACAGACCTATGTCTGGTGAGTTCCACAACATCAGCCAAGCTGATGCTGACCTGTGGTTTTATACACAGACACTGACAGGTGACGTCACCGATGGGTACTCAGGGTGCCCGTCTGTTGGGGCCAAGACAGCTGAGAAGCTACTGGCTCGATCACCAACCTGGGACACTGTCGTCCAGGCATATCAAAAGCAGAAACTAAACGCAGACTACGCGCTGACACAGGCACGTCTCGCCAGGATCTTACGGTTCGATGACTGGGACGTTGACCAGGGCGCAATCAAACTATGGAAGCCAACACGATGAATACTGCATTGGAAACATGCGTCAAGAACGCATTCAAGCTACCTGAATACCCAGAGTTCATTCAGGACGTCATCCGCAACCGCATGATCGAGCATGAAGCTCAGATCAACCGTGGATATCTACACGGTGACAACAGTTGGGCCAAAAGGTCGCATAATGCGACCGAAGTTATCCTGAACCAGGAGCAAAGCCCAAGTCGACGCAAGATTAACGAGTGGATCATATCAATAGAAGCTGACCAGTGTTTCTCTAGTGAGCCTATCAATGCGATGGTCCCAGCATCTACTGTACGTGATCACCTACGTCGCCTGATCAATCATGGCTTCCTGACTGACACAGGTGACAAGGGCTATAATGGGGTCAAGCTCTACTATCAGACCTCAGCACAAAAGATCTTACACAAGGCGTATTATGCCGATGGATAATGAGATCGTAAAACGACCAAGTCACTACGCCAAGTGGCCTCTGGAGCCGATAGTGTTCATCATGAAGAACGACATGGAATTCTGGCGAGGCAATGTCATCAAGTATGTCAGCCGCGCTGGGTCCAAGTTGTATGATGGACAAGACAAAGTACAATCTGAAATCACTGATCTAAAGAAGGCCATGCGCTACTGCGAGATGCGCATCAACCTTCTCGAAGGAAAACAACCAAATGACATTTAGTAACCACCAGGGCCACTTCGGCCCATCACTACCTATTTCTGAAGAGATTCACCGCATGAAGTACCGTGCAGAGGGAGAGGACTTCAAGCAAGCCATGGCACGTGTCGCCCATGCGCTGAAAGACAGTGAGCCACATTATCGTGCGTTCAAAGACATCCTGTACAACCAGCGTTTTCTACCAGCTGGTCGCGTGCAGTCAGCCATGGGATCCCCACGTCGTGTGACCCCTTACAACTGCTTTGTGTCTATGACCATCGAAGACAGCATGGAAGGCATCATGGATGCAGCCAAGCAAGCAGCGAAGACCATGCAACTAGGTGGTGGCATCGGTTATGACTTTAGCACCCTGCGCCCCCGTGGCGATCTGATCAAGTCCCTGGACAGTAAGTCATCAGGACCTCTGTCGTTCATGGGTATCTTTGACGCTGTCTGTCAGACCATTGCATCCGCTGGTCACCGCCGTGGCGCACAGATGGGTGTCTTACGTGTTGACCACCCAGACATCGAAGAGTTCGTCACAGCGAAGAACAACAGCACCACACTAACAGGGTTTAACATCAGTGTCGGTGTCACTGACAAGTTCATGGAAGCAGTGAAGAACGGTGGTGACTTCGATCTGACCTTCGAGGGACGTGTGTATAAGACTGTCAGTGCCCAGGCACTGTGGGATCAGATCATGCGCTCAACCTGGGACTGGGCCGAGCCAGGCATCCTGTTCATCGATAGAATCAATCAGAAGAACAACCTGTGGTACTGTGAGAAGATCGCAGCGACCAACCCATGTGGTGAGCAGCCGCTGCCACCAAACGGCGCATGTCTACTTGGGTCATTCAACCTGGTGAAGTACGTCAGGGGCAATGGTATCCACAGTGGTGAACCTATGTCCTTCGACTATGTCCAACTACAGGACGACATCAGGCACGTTGTGAGGGCTATGGACAACGTGGTTGACCGCGCTGTGTATCCACTCCCAGCGCAGCAATTGGAAGCACAGAGCAAGCGCCGTATGGGCCTAGGTGTCACGGGTGTAGCTAACGCCATCGAGGGCATGGGTCATGACTATGGATCCCCAGGTTTCCTACACGTCTTCAAGACAATCATGCAGATCATCCGCGATGGTGCCTACCGTGCATCGATTGACCTGGCGATTGAGAAAGGACCGTTCCCACTGTTCGATACACTCATGCTCGACAGTGCGTTTGCTCGGTCACTGCCTGAGGACATCCGTGACAGCATCAAGGAACACGGGATCCGCAATAGTCACCTACTGTCAGTTGCACCTACTGGGACCATTAGTCTGTCTGCAGACAACGTAAGCTCTGGGATCGAACCAGTGTTCAGCCACTACTATGATCGCATCATCCAGACCTTCGATGGTCCACGTGAAGAGCGTGTGGAAGACTATGCGTTCCGCGAGTGGGGCATCAAGGGCAAGACAGCTAACGAACTGTCAGTGTTTGACCATGTGAAGGTACTCAACGTGGCATCACAGTATGTCGACAGTGCTTG